AGAAACCTCTTAAATGAGATAGAGAAACTTCTACACCATTTTCATGTCCTTTATTTCCGTCAACTCTTCTTAAATGAGAAACTAATATTAAACCTGCTCCTGTTTCTTCTACTAAACTACGAAGTCTAGTCATAATAGAATCAATAGCTCTCCTTTCATCTCCCTCATGCACAGCACTAACTAACATATGTAAATGGTCAACAACTATCCACTTACAATCACAACCCACTATTAAATAACGAAGCTTTGCAAAAATGTCATCAATTTCGTTAGTGCCAAAGTGAGCATGAACAAATACTTTATCATCTTTAAATACATTATCATACATATTCATTAAAGTATCTTTACTAAACTTTTCTCTTTCTTGGTCTATATATAATCTAGCATTAGCTTCAATAGAAAGTATACCGTCAACAGTTCTTTTCCAATCTTCTTCTAATGCTATAATACCTACATTGTCATTAGTTTGATTTATTAACCAATGCTCTAGTTCTCTAGTGACACTAGATTTACCAAGTCCTGTACCACCTGTAAGAGTTACAAGTTCTCCTTGTCTTAAACCATACAGTTTTTTATTCAATCCTTTCCAAGGAAAAGGAATACTTTCTTTCTTTTCTCTATTAAAAAAATCCTCTTGTTTTTGAGATACTCTAATGATACCACTTGGAGTATAAAGTTTTGCATCCCACCAAGCTTTAGTAAACTCAGAATGTTTATTCTGTTTAAGCATATCATTAGCATCTTTATAGCCATTTGGTAAAGTTACTATCTTTGCTTTGCCCGGTTTAAGTATAGTGGCTACTTTAATTGCAGCTTCCTGTCCTTGTTTGTCTTTATCAAAACAAAGAACTACATTATTAAAACTTTCTACATATTCTAAACTTTCTTTAATATCTTTAACTGCTGATAAAGCTCCCCTTTTAATTGATACGACTGCCCACTTACTTCCCAATAATTCATAGGCAGCCATTGCATCACACTCACCCTCTACTATAGTTAAATACTTACCACCCTCTTTAAATAAATTTTGTCCAAACAATCCAGTGCCTTCTAGTATGCCATTAAAAGAAAATCTTTTATCTTTCACATATCTAGTTTTAGTAGCACATTGTTCATTGTTAATAAAGAAAGGATAGATGTGCTGTGCTAATTGACCAGAAGAATCATAAACTACTTTAACTCCGTATTTTTGAGCTGTTTCTTTTGTAATACTCCTATCTGTAAGTTTCGCAAAGATTCCACCATGAATATTACTTTCAGTTGTCATTTTCTTTTGTTCTGTGTATTGTGTCATTGACATTGTTCCTCTTTCATATTTAGGATAAAATTTACCACAACTAAAACATTTAGCTGAACCGTCTTGATTAACAGATACAGCATCACTACTACCACATGCATTACATGACACATGATATTTTACAAATTTATTTTGTTCCATAATTACCCTCGTTGAATTAAAATGGAGAGGCGTTGTTCATATGACATCTAAGCCGATACTATGTATGGACTACTGTGCCAAACAGGATTTATACTTTAATAGCTATCCTCTTTTACGCTAACCCCTCACTTGGAGATACGAATTAGTCTTCAGAATCTGTTGGTCCACCGTCTTCCGTTGGTGTTTCAACTATATCCTCTACGACTTCTTCTTCTTCAACTTCTACCAGAGATTCAGGACAATCTTTTAAGAGGGCTTCTAAGTTTGCCCTGTGTGTTGTACTGGTAAAGTTTAAAGCTTCTAATAAAACTTCAAGCTGACCTACTTTATTTATCATAACAGTAGCTTGAGTTTTAATATTTTCATCTTTTACTTTTGATACATCATAAGTTGTTGTACCATTTTTATTGTTAATAGTTACAATCATGTTAAAATTCCTCGCCACCTTCTAGTGATTCAAACTCGTCTCCGTCCCCAGATTTATAACTAATTAAGTCTAATACTTGCATAGCTTGAAAATCAAGACCTTTGAAAGTTCCAAACTTATTTTCAACTTCCCACTCGTTATATTGAACTTTAACTCGTGAACCATTACCTACTAAATCATCAATAGGATTTTTGTTAGAGTCAACTAACTTTGGTGCATTTCGAACTAGCCCATTTGGACCGTTCACTTTTCTTTTGATAGTTATAGCTCTGCCTACCTTTTCGTCATTGATAACAAGGTCTTTTACCTTAAAACCTCTTGACTCAAAATTAGTAGCTGCACTATCATCTACTACCAAATCTACTGTATAAACAGGTTCAAATCTAGTATTTGGTGTAGTTACATTCGCCCAGTAGGCGATTCCTTCTTGTATTGCCATATGTTTTTCTCCTTTTTATTTTGGCTTTTTGTTTACTGCTAAATACATTATAAAACTTTTCGCTGACATTGTCAACCCTTTGAATTAATTTTCTCTAACAAATTATCAATATGATTTAAGTCTATGTTTTCTAACAACGAAACTTCTATCATATCCCCTTTAAACTCTACTGCATGAGGTATGCAAATATTTTCATGTTTACTTAATTTATCTACATTTTCTGTAAATTCTTTATACTCTTTTTTAGTTAAACTAGCTTTCATTTGTTTCTGTTTTTGTTTTTAAATACCAAGAACCACTTATCGCCATTCCTTTCTGCATCTTTAAATACTGCATTAGTAAATATAATTGGTATCAATATAGTTAAATGAACTACAATGCTTGTAACAGTATCGTAGCCATACCAACCTAAATAATATGTAGCTATGAATCCAAAAAATACTGACCATATTGTAAACAATACTAACATAAAGTATGCTTGTATTGATGGTTCATTAATATTTTTTAGTGGATTATACTTTACATTCATAACTAAATTCCAACATTCTGATACCCAATAAAAAAAATTTTTAATCATCTTTAAACTCCTTATCATAAATAATTAAACTTACTCCATAACAACATGCTACCATAAATAAAATAACTAACCATAATCCGTTCATCTTCCTTGTCCTCTATATTTTTTATATGAACGCTTTTTGTTTTTGTTCATATGTTTAGTTGATATTTTAATACGCCTAGAACGACCACCTGTGCCTTGTGAGGTAGACTTTTTAACATGGTCTATACTTTGTATTACTTTATTTCTTACTGCCATTATACTGTGTCATAATGTAAGTTACTCTCTGCAATAAAAAATAATATATCATCTCTATCATCATCTTCATGTAGTCCATATGTTTTACATACAGTTTGAATCTCTGCTTCTAATAAACCCTTGCTGTCAAGTTCTTCTACTTCTTGCATTATTTTTTCAAATGCTTTTTCATTGTGTTGATTGCTCATTTTTATCCTCTTTATTTGTTTTAGGCATAGCTATATCAGTCATAACTTTAACCATTTGATTAGCTATTTCTGGTGGATTAGTAGCATATACTTTACTAATAGCTTCTATATAATCTACTAATGGATTTGGTTTTTTAATACTCATGTTATTTCTCCTAATGTTTTTGATTCTTCATAGTATTCATCATGTCCTACATGCTTTCTTAATATTCTAATAGCATGAACTATATCTAACTCCATGATGTCTACATATTCTTCACGACTATCACTATAATACACCCATTTGTGGTTCATGTCAATAGGTATTGTTTTACCTAATATTTCTTGTATTTCTAATACTTGTTTAAGTTTCATTTGTTATCTCCTTTTAGTTATTGTTATGACATTCGTCTATCTATAATTTTAATATATCTATGTGTATTTCTATCCCAGTTTAAATTAAATAGTCTAGTCATTCTCCATTTGAGTTCATCTAAACTAAGTATATCAGATAAATATAAATCTTTCATCTCTGAAATATTATCTAACATACTATCAAGCTGATTAACTTTTGTAATCCAGTCATGCACCTCTTCTGGTGTTAGTTCTATTGTTGTTTTAGTTTTTAAATGTTTTACTTTCATCTTTTATCTCCTTTATAAATTGTATTTTAGTTTCTCCAACTATAGGCTCAATATCTGCATTAAAAAATATATCTATATCATTTATTTTTTCTTTAGCTTCATCAATACTATTAGCCTGTATAGTTCCTACATGAGTTGTTATCTCATCAAACTCTATTCTAAATGTTTTCATATTATCTCCTTAATGTTAGTTATACATGAATGACAAAGCCTGACATATCATGTCGTGCCTTGCCCTTTGCTTTTAGACCAACAATAACATTGTCTTTGTCTAAAAATCTTAAATCTGTTTCATCTCCATTGACTACTTCCCTACCCTTGAAATAGATAGGGAAAGCACCATTGAATACTACTGCTATGTTATATGCAATCTTGTCAAACAAACTAGCATACTTAGTATTAGCTTCTGAATAACTCCAAGTTAAATGATAGTTCTTGATATGCGATACTTTTCTTGTAGGTATCTTAGTATAATCATAGAACTGTATATCTGGAAAGTGTTCAAACATAGTTTTACCTTTGTATAGTTTGTGTTCCCATTGTATATCACTTGTGCCATTCAACCTAAATGCTGGTGTTATATCCTTCTTGTTGCAGTAGTTTATAAACTTTGTAATCTCTGTATGTAATAGTTCCATGAAGTTATCATAGTCATCTAAATACATATCAGTCCTACGCTGTCTAGCATCTTGTATGCGATTAGTATTCTCGCCCTTTTTGAATATACCACCACGCCCTGCTGTATTTAAACATGCAGTTTTACAACCTGCTATGTCTTGATATGGACATATCCTAGTGCTAACAGGTCGCAAATGCATGATAGCTGTAAGTATATTGTTATACTTTTGAAAACCCTTTATAGTCTTTGGGTTATTGACTGTAAGTAATTTATACATGACCTCTTAATCCTCTTACAAGAGCTAGTAATACATTTTGTAATTGTTCTGTGTCTAATTTATTTTCTTCAAGATATTTAATAATATCCCCATGACTAGCATTCTTGTCATACCATGCTGTATCAGAATTAGAATTTTCTGTGAGTTGAAATATTTGACCATTATATTTAGTAATACTTTCTATTTTATCATTAAATATTTCTTCAACTTCTTTGTATATATCTATCATATTTATCTCCTATATAGTTTTAAATTGACTAGCAATACTTTCTATAATTTCTGGTAATCTTTCTTGCCAATCAGATGAAAGTAAAGCTATTGCAAGTTTTCTTTCAATCTCTTGTTTAACTTGCCAATCATTTATTTTCCATTCAATACCATCATTATAACCTTTTTCTAAAGAATAAACTTTATCAGAGCCTAGCCAAACATTAAAATCATCAACCATATCTCTAAGTTCTCTATCAAGAGCTGACTTTTCTCTATAAAGTTGTTTTTCTTGTTGAGCAAGACTTTTCATTTTAGCATTAATCTTTAACATATCTTTAAGCTCTTTGATATTTCGTTCCATTTTGT